TTCTCAAGTTCAGTTAACGTATATTTGTACTGGTGAGTTAATGTGAACATATTATTGTAATATGCGCGCAATGACCCATCGCGGAAAGTTAGATAAAAAAATCGTTGAGACCCTCCAATACCAAATCATGTTGAAATGAACACTTCTCGCATGCATGTTTAACTTCTTTTTTAATTATTGGTAGACTGTTGAAAAATTCTAAGATCTTATCGAATTGTTCTTGCGTCAAAGATTCTAGAAATTGTTTAAATTCTTCTAGCGATGATTCTTTGGAATAATAAACATTATTTGCGTCGAAGACGTATTCTGTACAATCAAAAATTAACTCATAAATTTGTTCAGCATCTTCTGATAATATTAAATTCTTTATACTCTTAAATGTTTCTAGAGTTGGATACTTTAACTGCATGCCAACATCTTTTGTCATGTATACTTTTGTAGGTAAGTCGTTTATAGGTGGCTTGATCTCTAATAGATTCACCTTAACAGACATAAGGTTTTTACATTCCACTTGAACTTCTTCGCCTTGATCATCTGTGTACGATTCTACAATATTACGGCACACATATGCAGTATCTACTGTTTCTCCAACAGATCTAGCGCGAATGTTTAAAAACAAATATTCGATATCAAAAATTGGAATTGAGTTTATATCCAAATCATCAACCAAACAATTGTTAATAACTTGTTTAATTGTGTTTAAAACTGTTTGTTCTTCTTCAGTTTGCAGTGCCATTAACAACAACTTTTCTTCTTTAACCAAAAAAGGTCTAAACTTTATTGGTCTAGGAACAGACACTAGTTTTATTTCAAATACAGGTAAATCAATTTTGGGCATTGGCATAACAATTATTTCCTACTGGTTATTTCTAAATCTCTAAAGAAAAATGATGCGGTTACTTTATGAAATCCATCATCCATCCAATTCGCTGGCATAGACTGAATGTTTAATGGATACAAATCGATTAAATTTACAGTTATGTGCTTAAATGCGTTGGGTGATGATTTGTTGTATGAAGAAGTAGTATCTTCAAACATTAGTAATTCTACTTGACCTACGATTTCGTCAAAGTATCTATTTTGGACATTGTTTGGAGAAATTTCATATATCCAGTTACTCAATATCCCATAAATTGGAGTATTGTCATTCACATAAAATGTGAAACTGACCTCGTTCATATCGCGATTGAATGGCACCTTAACTTTTAATTTACCAGGAATTTTGTATTCCAATGCTGTTAAACTTTGCCCAGGAAACTCTATTGAGTCACACAAATAAATCATATTCTCTATATCTTCTTTCACATCTGTGGCAAAAGATGGAATCGATAAGAACCTAGCAGCAAACTTAGAACTTCTAATTAAATTTTGCTGTGTAAATCTATCAATATTATATGTTGAACTCAATCTCTGTGAATCCAATAAATCAATTTCTTTCAATTGATTTTCGGGTTGAGTTGGTGATTGCGAAAACAGTTGTTTTAAGAAATCGAATGCCATTATTTTTTATACACCATTTTTTGTACTGGAAGAAATACTGCTGTTTCCCAATTGTTAGGTTCAACGTAAATCAAAGAGGATCTAATATGCGAAGAAAGATATCGTTTTACACAAGATTCTATTATCTTAAATCTACGAGAACCAGCCAACAAATCATACGATAAATTAAATCTTGTTGTGTCATTATATTTATCGTTACTGATAAAATCCATCAATTTATCAAGCAAAACCAAACGGCTCATCGGATCCAAATAGTGGAGATTTAATCCTAGGAATCCATCGGAATACATTTCCATAGGAATTACCAGTGGAAACTTATCCCACACTGGAAGGACATCTTTTAGTTTTGGATCATATGCAAAAAAGTACATTCGACCAATAAATGCCTTTGCTGAGATTCTGGAGGCATCGTTCAATACATTAGAACGATCAGTTGGCATTTTTAATTTAAAAAGTTTACCCTGCAACCAACTTCTAGCCTGATCAGTTCTTGGTCTGATTCCAGCAGCATTCATCTCTCGAGATAATTTTGTGAGTAGCCCAGCCATTAAATTCCTAGATTCTTTTCAGTTATTACCTTAAATTTCCAATTTTTATCTTTGCAATACTCTATCGCGGCTTTCCATTTCGCCTCATTTATTCCATAAGTAACAACTTCTTGGATGTATTGTTTTGTGATTTTTTTCCTGGCAGTCGGTGGTATGGATTGCTTTTCGGGCTTCACTTCTAGTATTATGGTTTCTATGAGGTTTTGTTTGTTTCTAGTTCTTACCAGAAAGTCTGGAAAATATCTGTGCCAACGGTTATCCACTGGCGATAAATATGGTATGATAATTTCCTCACTCGACCATTCAATCACGCTTGAATTTTCATCCAAGTGCACCATAACTCGACGTTCCCAAAGAGATCTGTACCAGATATTTGTTGGGTCGCCTAAATATTTATTAGGGTTTTTTGGGATATATTTTCCTGAATAAGCCATCAACTATTTATAGGAATATTTAATGGCAGGCATAGCGACAGCAGTCAAATTTCTTCTTAAGAGAGGAAGCCAAACAGCATCTAAGGCTCCTAGAGGAACATCTGCAGGAAGATCAGTCCTTAATAATAGAACGGTTGGGCAACGAATAGCAGCTGGAACTATAGCAGCAGGCATTACTGGTGGAATAACGGCAGGTTTTTTGGGTAGTGAGCAATCAGATCAATCGCAAACAGATATACTGAATCAAACCACAGGTAAAAACAAAACTGAAGCGAGTAATCTAAACAAAAAAGACTTGCAAATTATTAAATTTCCGCCAGACATAGAAAACTCGCCAGTCCCACATGTTTTAATAAAAATATATGAAACAGAAACTGGAAGTGTTGCTACAACTGATCTAACCGCTACCAGTTTTAATGCTGGAGTCAGCGAAATTGCTCAAAAAGTAGAAGATGTTAATATAGGTGAGGTGATTGGCGCATTGGGTGGTGCTAAAATTGCTGCTACTCCAGCTGGATTACTCGCAGTGGGCGGTAAATGGAGGGCTGCGGCTGGATTGTTGGCTGCTGGCGCTGCTGGCGGAGCAGCATTAGTTGGTACTGGTGCAGCAGGAGCAATTACATCTGAAACTATTGATTTAATAGGAAGTCAAATTGGAGTGAATAATACTTCTGAAAGATTTGTAAGTTTAATTAAAAATTTCGCTTTAAAACGAAACATAGAACAATTAAAAGTCGCGATAGCACTTTTAATGCCAGAAACTCTTGCTGTAAGTTATCAGAATAGATTTGATGAACTGAGTTTCACACAAGCAGCTGGAGTTGGTGGTTTGTTAGCCCAAGCAATGGGGTCTATGAAAGGAACATCTGGTGGTAATCCTGATCCATATATCATAGAAGCAGCAGGCAGAGTCGCGCAGGGTTTATTGACTGACGATTTTAAGAGAATTGGATTATTTGCAACGACTGGCAGAACTATAAACCCTCAGCCAGAGATGATATACAACGCGCCAACATTGCGTGAATTTACTATGGATTTTAGATTAGTTCCAAAAAATCAGGTAGAAGCAGCCCAAATTAATTCTGTTTTAACCAACCTTAAATATTTTGCTGCTCCTAAAATTCCAACAGAAACTGGTGGCAGATATTTCATACCACCTGCGCAATTTGAGTTGGAATTTTATGATGCGGAAAACAATTTAAATCAATTTTTATTTAAAACTAAAAAATGTGTGCTCGAGGATATCTCAATAGACTATACAGGAAATGGGTCATTTGCTACTTTTTATGATGGGTCTCCAGTAGAAACTAGATTAAGTTTGAGATTTAGAGAAACTGTGTTTATTGATAAAAATGCAGTAAGTCAAGGATACTAACCATGTATTTTAAACAGTTTCCAAAAATAGGATATTCTTTTGATTTATCTGAACGCGGCAAAATTACTGCGGTTACAAATATATTTACTAGGTTTAAGATAAAAGAAAACGTTTTAAATAATGCTTATGCGTTATACAAATATCAATACGAAGACAATGATACTCCAGAAATAGTTTCTTATAAAGAGTATGGGGATCCTCAATATCATTGGGTAATTGCGGCAGTCAATCAAGTATTAGACCCACTGTTTCAATTTCCTCTACAAAGAAGTGCATTAGAAAAGAAAATCGTAAAGCAGTATGGATATACTAGCATCAACGAAGCATATGCTGCAATTCATCATTATGAATATGAAGTAAAGAGCACTCTTTCAGAAGTAAATGGTCCGACAACAGTTACAACTAATACGAGTATTGTTACTTTAAACACATACAATCATGTGACAGAGACATTAAATACTGTTGCATTAAATACACCTACAACAGAAAGTGTTGTTTTTAGAGCAAATAATGCAGATCCAGCAACTAGCATTGTTGCAACGCTCACAAAAGTGTCAACGTATAAGCCAGTATATGTTTATGATTATGAGAACAATTTAAACGAGGCAAACAGACAAATTAAACTGTTAAAACGTGATTATATACAACCATTATTATTAGAATTTCAATCTACGCTAAATGATTAATGATCTTAATGTAAATACATCCTCGCGTGACGCTGTAATCTTAGAATTAAAATTAGTTAGTTCTAACGGCAAAGTTGCAGATCTATTAGATAAGTTTAACGCAATAAACATATATGAGGATATCTTTCAATCTGTAGTAACAGGAACAATTCAATTAGTTGAAGGTATCAATTTATTCTCAGAGCATGCAATCCATGGTAATGAATACATATACATAACTTTTGGGCGACCAGGAGAAATTGGATTCTCTGAAAGATATACAAAAGTGTTTCGCATATTCAAGGTTTCTGACAGAGAAAAATCTGGAAATGGTCAGATTCAAACTTATGTTCTTCATTTTTGTTCAGAAGAATTAATATTCTCAAATCAACAAAAGATATCTAGATCATACAGTGGCAGTAACACCTCTGAGTATGTTGGAAATATATGTCTATATGATTTAAAATGTCAATTCTCTAAATTGATAGATTTTGAAAACTCTTCTGGTCCAACTGACTTTGTTCTTACAAGAAAACGACCATTAGATGCAATACAATATTTTGCTGAGAGATCGTTTAGTCCATCACTATCTCCATTTGTGTTTTTTGAAAATAAAAATGGATTTAATTTTATATCACTGCAGTCTTTATATAAAAGAGACCCGATAGCAACTATACAATTTAACACAGCAAAATTTACTGACGAACGCAATAAAGCACCATTTTTAAACTCAACGAACATTAATCAGTTTAAATTCAATAAAAATTTTGATGTAGCACAAGCAACAAAAGAAGGTTTATATAGTTCTAAACTGTTTACGTTAGATTTAATAACACAAAAATACACCGAGAATAAAATTTCGCTTCTTAACGAATTAAACACAGATGTTATGATTGATGGATTTTTTCCATTCAACGATGCTACGAATAGAAATAATAAAGCATTATATGAAGAATTTGATTCTGGGATTAAATACTGGTTAACAAATAAAGGCAGATCAAATCAACCATATTTTATAAACAAACGATTTAGAGATAATGATAGTTTTGTTGAGGATTATTTGGTACAAAGAAGTATGCAAATAGAACTTATAAACAACAGCGAATTACATTGCGTAGTTCCTGGTAATCCGCAATATACTGCAGGATTTACACTAAATTTAAACATACCAGCATTTACGCGAAATTTAGAAAACGAA